CGTGCTTCAAAAACTTGTCTCGCATGTGGGTGTTCATCAATGCCGGCCGCTACGTAAATTTTCCGCAAAAACGCATGCGCTTCTGCACCTTGTGTGGCATCAAAGCGTGAATAATCGGACATATATATCATATCACCTTCATCGTATGCCGCACTAAACCATGCGCCCAACTGCGCTGCGTTACAGCCGCTTGCATAATATATTTCTTGTGTTCCGTTCCACCTCTTCATAGTGTACTTGGATAGATCATAAACAAATGGCCCTATGGCGCAATTGGCTTTATCACCACAACCGCTTATTAGGCGGCAGTCCTTATCCTCTAGTCCCTCAGAGGACGATAAGGGCAACTTTTCCCTCTTCACGAAAGAGTTGTTGCTGTAATCATAGTATTCCATTCCATCAGTAAGCAAATTTTCATGCGCTTCCATCAGCTTCGCTCTCCTCTTTGAGTCAAAATGGTCAATCCAAATTTTCGAAGCATCGGTGAAGTTCGTCAACTGATAACGGTCGAGATCGTACACCTCTTTGAATACTCTGTCCATCTCAGTCCAAGCTTCGGGGCTAGCAGTGGGACGGATCATAGTGCAACGGTTCCTTATTGCAATTTCCTCGTTATGCGCATTAGATGCTAAAACAACGGGAATGCACCCCTGAAACGACGGGGCTATAGGGAAGAAGCTTCCTTCCTCTTTAGGCGGCTTATCTTCACCTTTATTATTGTTAACCGAGCACTTTGGCCTGATTGCCACTAAATCACGTTCCATATTCGTGTCTGGCCCGCCACGTGGAAAAACGTGGCGCATGTTCACGGGAACTCCTACAAACAAGGATTCTCGAGCTGTATAATATCCACTTCGAACGACTGATTCGCGTTCATTGGCCTCAAACTCCTCGAACCCTTTAATGCCGCACGGGCACACAAGTGCTTCAAAATTGAAAACCTTGTGCAACTTAGCAAAAGCACGTTGCCACTTCGGCAAGCACGCTATTGAAAAGGCGTCTATCTCATCAGCGACATACTTTATCATTGCATAAGCAGCAGCGTATATCACTGCCCTGGTGCGCATCGTGGACGGCATATTGACCTTCTTTTCATTCAGCAAGTACCTAGCATGCCTTATGCACTCATCGCGGGTGCTGGCATTGCGTGGCTTGCCGATAATTTTGGAAGCTATTTTGTCAACTACGTCCTTCGGGATTGGGACGAAGCTGTCATGATCTGTGTAGGTCATCAACACAGGGCCGAAGCTAAACCAACGGGCTTCTGTAAGATGTTCAACTTTCAGGAAATTGAACATGGGTCTTATGCCCTCATCCTGCCTGAACTTGACTTCTCCGTAGTGGTCGGATCGGTCTAAGCTCTGAACCATGTCTAATCGACTGGCAGGGTTTGTGGGTAAACCACATGGCGCATTGTTGAACGTTACAATGCGCGTGTCTCCACGCTTCTCTATGCTCCAAGACATGGCCAATCCGCGATATTCGAAATAACCATCCAGCAACCACAGTAGCGGGTCGTGCTGATACTGGTGGGTATTGCCGTTAACGGCCATAACCACAAGTTCGGGCGTTTTCATCTCATACTTGGACTCAAAATCCACTCCATTGAAATGAAACCCTCCATATCCTTGCTCAAAGGTGTGCAAGACTGCATACAATTTCTTATACCTCACTCCGTCGACAACATTACCATATGAATTATGTAATAAGCATAATATTTCTATTTGTGTTAAATAATATAAGGAGTTTATCGAAATGTAGCAATCGGGCACAACACATGTGCAACCCAACAACGGGCATTCACAATACCAGTCAGGGTGTTTGTTGGTTCTGGCAGCACGGCGATTATTGTCCTCAGGCGTCACTATGGGACAAACGCTGTGTATCAGTGTACGATCCTCTCTCAAATGGCGATCCGCGTTGCCATTCAGGTCAACAATCCACCCACCAACAAACTCCCTCGCACGTGAATACACGACTTGCTCTGCGCAAATGCGCTCAAGAGCGGCTATGGGATGGGGGTGGTAATGTTTTTGACTGAGAGAGATATGTACCTCCGGGAAGTGACTCTGAACGCGTTCTACGTTCGGCTTGGACAATATCCAAGTTCTAGTCATGGCTTTCTTCTCCGGGCTGGTTGGAGCAGGGTGGAAGTGCGAATAAATCGCACTACTCGGTGCCGCAGGTTCGGCACTGGGAATAGGGGTGGATCCAACTCGCATGGTTTCGAGATTGGCGGCGAGGTGGCGACTTTCGATCTCATCAAATGTCACTTCCTCGTCGGGATGATAGAGTGGGCTCCTTGGTCTTATAACCTCAGAGACAGCGCTGGATGTGAACGACTTCTCGCTCAACATATCGGCCATATTGTGATCATCACTGGCATACTCTTCATCAAGGTACTTCACGATCGCTGATCTGAAGTCCGCATTCAACCCTTTAAATTCCTCGCCCATATAAGTCTGTACTGCCTGCATAATATCATACGCTGTACTCAAGGTTTTGATACCATTTTCCACATCGTAATCACCACGCAGCTTCTTTCTTATATTCAGCTCGTAAGCTACCCATCTCACGAACCGTTTGGCGTCTTGTGCGCTCGGTAGCTTAGACTTCCGGACGCGTCGTTTTTGGGGTCTTGCCGCTTCCTCAGATACACCACTAGTGTGGTCCACGAGGCGTGCGGCAAACTTCCCTTTCGCTCTACGCTTTTCAGCGGAACCGCTCATTTATACTTTGA